ACCTCCTAAGAAAGGAGGACGTGATTTCTTTTCTTATTATAATTCTGCGCTATTGTTTTAACTTGTTACTTAGTTCGTTGAATTAATAATCTATGTACTTATAAATTCATAGATTGAGGAGATTATTTTAATACTAATCTAGGTATAATACTGATAAAATCAGTAGATATTGCTATTTGTCTGCTTCCCCTTAATATCATCGAGGAATGATGTAAACGATACAGTGAGCCACTCACGCGGAATGGACCGCTCTCGCAATTGTGTTTTAAACAATTGAAGTGCGTCTTCACCATGATGACACATAAATCGTTGTGTCACCAAAATTCTTTGCTGGAGATCCAATACATCTCCTATGCAATTCTTTGGAGCATAGCATAGCTCCTTGTATATGTCAACTTTTGGCATTGGAGCCAAAGCAACACCATCATGATCGACAAAACCGGATTTCAAAAAAGTTAAATCTTCAAAATTAACATATTCTGGAATTGTTCCGGATTTTGCTGCATCGGTGATGGTATATCCATACAGATCCATTACCTCTTTGATATTTGGACCAGTATAGTACTCCAAAGCTATTGGTTTTACAGTCATCACAATGTCATCGCCATAAGTTAGCATTTTAACATCTCGATCAAAGTCCACCATAGTTGCACTCTTCCCATCTGCAACACGACATTTGCAATAAGCAACTGACATCGTATAATAGTTACAAACGGAGTTAAACACGTCAGTAAATGGATTTCCACTTTTGTTTCCTTGTCCTGATTGGAAATAGTACTTGCCGACAACATGATGTGCGTCTCTTAAAATTCTCAGCAGAGCAGATCTAGCCACTTGTTCCGCAACTGGACTGCCTTCATAATATCTTTCACATACATCCTCAAAGAACTGAAACGCATCAGGAGTTACTGATCCATCCCAATTTTTGTAATCAAATGCATGTCCATAAGGAGAATTTTCCTTCAAGGTATCGGAATAATTCTTCCAGACAACCTCTTTATCTGCACCAATCCCATGATATAAAGTAAATCCAGGTCTTTCCTTAAAGTAGCTAAGAAAGCTACCAAAGAATTTTCTCACTAATAGAGTATATTCCAAACCTGGTTGTTCAAATACTCTTGTTTTACCGCTTTGAACCTTGGTCAAAGGACGCAACTCATCTTTATTAGTACTAATCCAAAAAGTTGTAAA